AAATACTCCTTCCTAATTTTACAGTATATTGGTGGTATGTCTGCATTCAAATAAGCCATTTAGCATTTCCACCTTCTCCTTGCAGCACATATTCTTTTATCTGGAGTTTTACTACAATTGACATTATGCATTTTCATTTGACCTGCTGATCTTGCGCAATATGACTTACGTCTTTTTGCAGCCTTACTTCCTTTTTTAACTTTACCTGTAACTGCTGTTTTTAGCTTAGATCCAGGGTTCATTCTTCTGTACGCACGAACACCTGCTGCAGTCATACCTGCTCCAGATTTTGTAGACCTAAAGTTCTTTTTATTTTTCGCTGGCATACCGCCTTTAGCGAAGCCATCGATCTCTATACCTAAGTCAGCATAGTAATCCATAGATTACCCATCGTAATAAGCTGTTACTGCATGACACTCTGTTTCATTAAAAGTCACATAAGCACCGTCAGCAAATACTACTCCGTCTTGTGGAATGTTAATAGTAGTGTTGTCTTCAGCCACTGAAGTAGTTCTAATAGTTATACCTGCAGTTCCTGTAGCAGAGCCGTCTCTCACTTCTACGTTACCTGCAGTTCCTCCAGAACTTACTTGCATTTGTCTTACTCTAGTTCTTCCTGCAAAAATTGTTCCTGACACCTCTGATGTCATACCTAATGATACGTTTGCAGTTGGTTGTGCGCTTACTGTTGCTGAAGTAATTGTTTTAAAAAAATTTGTTGTACCTGAAGTAGTTGAAGCTGAACCTGGAAGTGTAATGATTTCTGTAATTGATTCATCATTTGTGTCAGTTCCTACTAACGTTACAGTAATAGGAGATTCATCTCCAAGAGTAGTTGCTGTAATTTTTCTACCTGTCGCAGTTCCAAAACTTGTATTGGCTAAAGTGAAAGTAGATGTTGGCCTAGCTGCAACAGCAACATAGGTATTGCTTGATGCATTAGTATCTTCAAAAAATCTCGATTTAACATCACCTTGAAACATAAAATAAATTCTCCTTGTGTAATTATACCCTTAACCCCTAGGGGCGTAAAGATACGCCCCTAAGATATATTTTTATTACGCTCCTGGAGAACCGAAGATTCCTCTAGGGTCAGACCAACCGAAGCTGTATCTTTCTCTAGCTTTGAATCTAACGTTACCAGTGTCGAAATCTCCTTCAATCGCTGTTTTAATTGGCGATCTTACGAAGTTTTTCAAACCGTTTGGCGCATCAGTCATAATGAAGAATGCATCAGTATCAGTTAAGAAATGGTTAACTCTGTAACCTTCTGGAACCATACCCATGTTCATCATTGCATTGATGTCGTTTTTCGCAAACGCATTTGATCCACCTGGAGTTGTAGATAAAGGTGATTTCATGATTCTCTCAGCAGTAAATTGTAATTCTTTTGGAATTATCATTTTTCTACCTTGTAGAGCGATCTTTAATCCTCTTTCGTCTACGAACGCCGCGATGTCAATCAACGCTTGTTCTAACGAAGTTTCTGACAAATCAGAAGCAGTAGAAAGTTCATTTCTGAAAGTTCCACCGTTTGCTAAAGGGTGATCAGTAGTCATAAGTGCTTTACCGTCACCACCATTGTATGAACCACTAGTGTCAAAACCGTTGTTCAAAATGTTAGCAGCTGTGATTTGTTTAGATTGCGCCATTGATCTTGCAAGAGCTCTTGTGTATCTGCCTGCTAATCTGTCGTATAAGTTATCTTCGATAGCCTCTTCTGTGATCGCAAATCCTAGCGCCACAGTATTGTGAGTGTATCTTGATGTATACGCTTCAGTAGCTTGGTCCATAGTGACCATAGCACCTTCTGCTTTAGTAGCAGCAGTGCCGAAGCCAGATAACATTACTTCTTCTTCAAACGCTCTGTCTGAAGATTCTGAAGCAAAGATCTCTGCATGTTCATTGTCGTATCTGTTGTATTCCAGGCCAAATAGTGCATTCAAACCTGGCTCTAGTTCTTTAACTAGTTGTGATCTTGATATAGCCATAATTTATAATCTCCTATTATTATAAGCCTGTGCCTTGATCGTAGAAATGGTTATTAATTCTAACCAATACATCCACGTTCACGCTTCCAGCAGTGTCGTTTTGCGTATCTTGCGAAACGTCAATTGCTTGAAGAACAGTTCCACTTGTTGTTAAACCAGAAACACTGTAGTCCATTTGAACTTCAGAAATTCCAGTTAAAGTGTTACCTGTTGCAGTTGTTATTGCAAAGTTTTTAAAGATGTCTGCCACAGCAAACGCTCCATCAGAATCTACTGAATAAACTACATGCGGGTCATCGATAACAGTAGCGACGATGTCACTAGCGTTAACAGTTCCTGGATAATAGTTTTTCCAAGTAGGCTTTTGAGTTGTAGGGTCTGTGTAGAACACTCCGTTAAAAACGCCCACTACAAGATCAGAAGTATTTGCTACTGCTCTTTCGATACCGCCACCTGTTACAGGTTTTACCAAGTCACCTTGATAAATCGGAGTACCGTAGTTCGCAGCAATTCTGTATCTGTTTTGCGCGTTAATAAATGGAGAGCCATCTAACTTTCTTACCGGTCTTAGACCGTATTTTTCAGCTACATTAGCCATAGTTGTTTTCTCCTTTTATTGTTTTACATTTACTTGTAGTGGTGATTACCAAAAAATTAATTTTTGTTTCCTCCACCAAAAGTTACGCGAGATTGTCTACTAATATTAATAGGCATCTCAGGTCGTTGTTCCTTCATGACATCGTTGTCCACCGCGTTAACTCTATCTTGAGTAATTCTTTTGAAATACTCAGCACGGCTTTTTGCAATCTCTTCAGGTATCCTTCCCAACACAAGGCCAGCAACCCCGATCAACCCTGCGTAGTTTCCTTGAGCTATGACTGGATAACCATGATCACCTAATTGATTTTTAATCTCTTCGGCTCTCACAAATTCCCAACCTTCTCTCATTTTCTTAGATACGTTAGCCGTATCTTGGAAACCCATACTTTCGGTTCTGATCCATCTATGAACATAACCGTCTGGCGCAGGTGGTGCATCCAGAGATGATGGTGGCGTCCAAGGTTTTAACCTTGTTTCTTTTTTTTCTTCAGACGCGCGTGAAGTTCTTTTTACATTGTCGCTCATTCTATACCTCCTTCACGAATTTAGCGTATTCTTCTAGTGGCACCCCTAATTTTTTGGCAATCGCCACCTGTGATTTGGTGAGTCTCACAGATCTACGTCCCTGCTGAGATCTTCCAGCAGAAGCAACTTTTTGGACGGGTCTTCGTTGCTCTTGACTAGCAAAACGATGAGGGAAATTATCCTTCATTCGTTTGTCTATCTCATTATAGTACTCATCACTTTCAACATCAACACCCATGCCCACTAGATCTTCGTGCACAGTCATTGCTGCATTTGTCATGATTTTATCGTTACCAAACCAAGCATTTTTTGATGCCCAATCTTTTGCCCTTTTACTAGGCTCAGATTGTTCAGTTGTCCGCTCAGCTATTGGATCTTCTTTTGGTGCGTTTTTCTGCTCTTCAAGCTGTTTTAATCTAGCCTCTCTATCGGCCATTTTAATTCTAGCTTTTTCTTTCTCAACAGTTAATTGAGTTAACTCGTCATTAGCCTGCATGATTGCTTCTGCATCATTCGACTCAATAGCGTCTTTTAACTTCTTTTTAACTTGTTCTCTTTGAGCATCAACTCTCGCATCAAATTCTTTTAGATATTTTTCATCTGTAGAATCATATTTTGTTTGAGTATCGTCATACTTTTTTTGTAAACCCTTAGCAAAATCTAAAGCTGCTTGTTCTCTTCTTTCAGCTTCTCTAAATTTTCTAGTAAGTTTATCTATTCTTTTTTTAACAGATTCAGAAACTTCAGATAAATCGTCAGGTTCTGATTGTTGTTTTGTTTCTTGTGTAGGTTCTTCTTGAACTTCTTCAACCGCAACATCTTCTTTGGGTTGTTCCTTATCGTGTTCAGTATAACCTAAATCAACTTCACCAGAATTTAAATTCGGTTCTTTTGATTCTTCCTGCTTAGTTTCTTCGACCTGGACGTTTGTTTCTTTTACGTCATCAAGATCAATTTCAACTTCAGGTTGTGTGTTAGCTCGCTCCTGTGCATCAGCCATGATGTTTTCTCCTTAACGTTTAATATAAGTGCAGAATATCTTCTGGTTTACTTATTGTTGCGATGATTTCATCATCGTTTAAAATACGGTGTTCACCATATTTAGTTTTGAATCTAGAACCGGCATATCTACCGTAGATTACAAATTGACCCTTCTTACACCAAGGACCTTTTGGAAATTTTTCTTTATCCTGATAACAAAGATCACCCATCTCAACGACAAGACCAACTACGGTTGTCATTTGAATAGTGTCATTCACTGTATCGGTTAAAATGATTCCACCTTTAGTTTTTTTAGGACCTGCATAAGGTCTAACTAAAAGTCTGTATCCAACTGGTTTTGGTATAACGTCTAGATATTTTTTAATACCCTCTGGATCAGTGGGTATGGCATTTTCTTTTGATTCTGGTGGTACCTCACCATTTTTTTTGACTCCAACAATAGTGGAATCAGGTGTTATTATCGTCATCGACATTCTCCTCGTTTCTCTGCAGGTCTTTAAGATCCTGTAGCAGCGTTTCTAAAGCGCTGAGTTTCCCTTTAGAATACTTGAGGTTGTCGATTGTGTCTATACCGTACACTATATCGTCTTTTATCTGTTTAATCTGTTTATTGATATAATGTTTTATTGCAGCTAATGTATCTAGATCAAGATTCATTTTTCTCTAAACAAATTTTGTTTTTGCCTTTTTCTAATACCTTAAATCCATATTTTTCCATTATTTTTTCAATCAAAGGCATGTCGTATTTTGGATAATCGTCGTAAATAATTCTTGTGATAGGTGCAGATCTATTTGCAAACCAAACAGATTCAGTAATGACATCTTTTGTCATATGAGGACCATCTAAATGAATAAAAGCAAATTTAGAATCTTTGTGTTTTGACGTATTCATAAATTCAACATCAGTTTCTATGCTCAAAGAAAATTTACCTGCGTTTCTATAAGGTTTAAAATCTTCTAGCATTGTATCTCTCATTTCATCTGTGTAATCACAAGTGTATGAGCCTGTGTTATCGTAATGTTGGTAATTTAAATTACCGTAAGGATCAACACCCACATGAATAAAATTATTGATGATGTTATCCATAATAATCTTAGACCCAAGTCCCTCACGAACTCCGATCTCACATGATTTATAACCTTGGCAATCAAATCCTTTACTCCATTTTTCAAGTAGTTCATATTCCGAACTGTCTCCTCTAATCATAGAGTAGTTATATCTATTTTTTTCTATTTGTAAAGATTTGTGATCCCTTTATTCCATAAATACTCGCTACGACAAGTATCCATAAATTTGTGAACCAGGACGGAAGCTGTGAGAACATTTCGAAAAACAATTTTACTTTATCCATAGCGGTTGGATCATCTGATATGACCGCCCAACTCAAAATTGCCACGGGTAAACTTAATATTACAAGGACCGCCTCGTCTTTCCAGTCCGATTGTCGACTTTCTAACAATTTTCCCTGGTAAGCTTCCTCACCTCGCGCCATCTTTTCAGCATGCATTAATTGTGCATCTGACATCGCTTGTTTGGTTTTCTGTCTGTTCTGATACAGGTGGGCTCCAGTTTTTAGGCCCATTCCCAATAGCTTTAACCACGGCATAATATTGTTCTTTTCTCCTTATACACAAATAGGGTAGCATCTCTTCCATAAACTGTAAAGCACGGTAACCTTTAATACCAAATCTCCATATATCTTTATGGTGGTCTTTATATTTTTTCTTTCTCTTAGCAACATTTTTAGTTGTACCTAAATATTTCTGAAATAATCGAACAACACTTTCATCACTCATCTGTACTTCTAAAGATGCGCTAGGCGTCCAACCGTTAGGTCTTTTATTTAGACCGAACCAACCTTCACCTTCAAATAATCCTGATAAATATATTAACTGCTCTTTTTTAGAGAGTTGTTCAAACATGTAAACTTATAGCAGATCTTTTATGTAATCGCTACCTTTTTTTATTTCTACTTCACCACCTAAGGATTTACCTGGTATTGATTTAGGCCCCATATCTTCTTCTCTAAGTATTCTTAAAATATTACTAGTATTAGATTCTAGAGACATACTTGGATCAAATTCTGTTTTCATTAATTCATCAAATCTTTTTTGTTTTGATGGATTGTTACCTAAAACTTTTTTTGCAGTGCTACTTGGCATTTAAACTTTTACAAGTTGGACAGCCTTTTTTAAACTTTTCATGCTTCCAACAAGGCTCCTTTATTATTTCTTTTTTAACTACCTGTTGAATTACAACGGGTTGTTTTTTTGGGGTAAACAAACTCTTAATCCACTTCCACATTATCTTACTCCTCTAAAATTAAATCCTTTTACTTGAATACTTTTTGTTCCTCTCACATCTACACATTCACTACAACATGCGTCTCCCCCTGTATTTAACTTAATAGGTGGTACTTGAGAGTTTGGTCCACTTTTAGGTGGGGTAGTTTTTGTTAATCTTTTATTTTTTATCATAATAAATCTTTATCTACATTAGATGATATCACAACTTCACCGCCGTCATTATAAGCTTTAAAACCACCTAAAAACTTTTTAGGCTGTGTTGTTGAAGCTGGTATTTGTGTTGTAGGTGTTTTACATGGAGGGTAAGTTCCATCTGGACATAGTTGTATATTTGGTCCACTGTCTTTTAAATTCTTAGGTGGTTTAAAACCAATAATACCCGCATCTTTCATGTACTGTGTATCTTTACTACCAATTTTTGTATCAAGAGGTCTTCCTTCTACTTTGTAAAAGTCTCTGTTTATAGGAAGTATTTTTTTATTAGTTAAAAAATACTCACCTTTAGCTCTTTTTGCTCTTCTTGCATTTTCTACAGCTTCAAGTCCTTTAACTGCAAAACCAAAAGGACTAAATGGTGGCATTGTGAAACCTGAACCTGCTGTTTTCTGACCTGTACTTACATTGTTAACATTTGTATTATTTGTTGAAACTGATTGTGTGTTTTTTGGAAAGTTAACTTTTTGACTACTTGTGTTTGAAACACCACTATCCGTATGTGGGTTGTGTCTTGTAGTGTTGTTGGAAGCTTTTGTAGTCCCTGTAGATTTAGTGCTAGTAGCCATTGATGCACTTTGTTTTTGGTTGGAGGCGTTCCCCATGTCCATACCCCCTCCTTGAAACTTTCTAATTTTTCTTTTGATCATTCTGCTTCTCCCTATTTAAGTCAATTTTTTCTTCCGCTATTCTTATTCTTTCCTCTGCCTGATCTTCAGAAGATTCAAGTTTCATTTTATCAAGATCTATACGTTCTTCAAACTCCCCAGCTTTTCTTTCTTGATCCATCATATTCTCTTGAGCTTTTCTTTGCATATCCATAGCTCTTAAATCTAGTTCTCTTTGTTTAAGTGCAACTAACGGATCTTGTTTTTGATTACCCGATTCTTCCTGAGCTAACGTCATAGTTATTTCTGCAATTCGTTTTGCAACCATAGAATCAAATAAAATTTTAAATCCATCAGGATCTGCTTGTGCTTGTTGTTGCATTTCTGGAGATTCTTGTACTAAGTTACCAATCTCACCATGTGCTTGTAGTGCTATGTGGTCAGATATGTGTCCTTGTAACAAAGCGTAAACCATTGGATTAATTTGTACCATCCTTGAAGCCATAAAAGCTCTGTGAGCTGCAATATGTGACTCATGATCTTGTTGAGGGAACGCTTTTAACATTTGCATCTGTAAAGCTTTAGCATTTTCAGTTGCAGGATCTTCAGGTTGTGGTTGCATCTCTGGTTTTAACAAAGAATCAATATTTTTTGTACCTAAAGCTTCATAAACTCTTCTGTATGCTTCTCTTAAATTGTGCATTTGTGGATTTGATGCTGCAATCTTTAAATTTTCGTTAGCAAGAGTTACTCTTTGCGCCATACTCATGATATTTGGGTCTGCAACAGGAATTACATCCACTCTTTCGTCAAAATCTTGTAGTTTTACGAACCTATCTGCGTTTGTAACCGCGTATGGATACACAGGAGGTAGGTAATCAGCAAAAACATTTGCTAAAAGTCTAAATTCTTGTCTCATAGCGTAGTAACATCGCTTGTGAATAGCGCTCATGACTCTCGAACCACGTTCTAACAACGCGATTGTAGTTCCAACAGCTCTATTTTGTGCATCTTCACCCATTTGCATGTCTGCAATTGATGCAAAACGCTGTCCTGCTTGTACTACAAAGCCTAAAAGTTGGAATAAAGTACCACTCGGCTCTTTAAAAGGTAAAATTTGAAACTGATCTTTGATATTTCCGCCAGGTGCATCGACATCTCTGAACTCTCCAGGTTGAAAAGGTTGGTCATCATCACGAATTCTTATTCCTCTAGACTTAAATCCAGCAGGTAAGTTCGCTAATGTGCCTGCATCAAGTAATTGTCTTAATGCTTGAGTAGCAGATCTAGATAATCCACCAATCATATGAATTAAACCAAAGCCATAGAACCCTAAACCAGGTAAAAACTTGTAGTGAACAAAGTATTCTTTTCTAGTGCTAGTGTCATCGTCTTGATTATAGTTTCTATAAATAGATAAAATTTCTCCAGAACCTTCATCGATTGAAACGACATAAGGTAGTTTAACTTCTTTCTCTGCATTTTCTACTTCAAACTCATTTAAGTTTAAATCAATATGCATTTCTAAAATGTTATATTGATATTCTTTTTCTCCAGCAGGTTTAACTCCTTCAAGCTCGTTTAGTTTATCTTGTATCGGACTTTTCTCTGCTTGTTTTGGAATAAGCTCAACATCTCTGTAGAATCCAGCTTTCTGCTGTTTAAGAACATCGTTCTCAGACATCTTAACAAGATGTGTAATTCTTTCACAATCTTTCAAATCGGTTGCATAATATGGAACAACTAAATCTTCAGCAGGTACAAATTTAGCAACTGCTCTTTGTTTAATTTCATCGTAGTAAATTTTCTTAAATGCAGATCCTGCAAGCGGTAAATAAAATAATAGTTGATCTGTGTCTGGTGTGTACTCTTCCATTTCTTCCATCAACATATAGTTCATGAAATCTTTAACTCTAGTTGCTTGATCTTCAACTTCTTTTGTTTGTGAACCGATCACTGTTGTTCTTACAGGGCCATCACTTGGTAATAATTCTTTATAAGCTTGTGCTTGGAATTGAGTTACAGCTTCTGATAAGAGCGGATGGGTAACACCACTTGCACCTTGAAACGGTCTAGTGTTATTTACATACTTGAAGCCAAGTAGATCTAAACCTTGAGTGTAAGCCTGTTCCCAATCCGATCTTGAAACTTTATCTCTTTTGTAATCTTGAATAAGTTGTGCAGACATTCGACCAAGAACTCGGTCGTCCATGTCTTCAGCTAGGTTTCTATAAAAATCTTCTTCAGGTGTTTCCTCTTCAGGAAGTTCTTCTTCACCCTCAACTTCTACGTCTACTTCTTCTGTCTCAACTTCTTCAGGAAGTTCATTTTGTTTCTCTATTTCAGCCATTAGTATAGTTTAGTTGGTTTTAAATTAACCATCTTTCCGCCTCTAGCTTTAACCATTTTAGTAGAACCGCCTTTGCTCATATTTAAATAATCAAACGCGCTACCATAATCTCCAGCTAATGTTCCACCTTTTTTAGATGTTGCATTCACACCTGGACCTAAGTCTAAACCTTTGTCTTTAATAGTATTAACAGCTTTTTTAAATTTTTCTTTTGAAAAACTAAATTTCTGTGTTGGTTTTTTAGTGATGTAGTTTACTTTTGCTTTGTCACCACCTTCTGTTTTTAAATATTCGGCCATTTGTTTTTTTTGACCCAACATTTTCGCTCCTGCGTAACCCGCAAGACCAGCCATGATAGCTTTTTTAAGTTTTTTGCTTGCCATGATAATTATCTCCTATTAGTTATAACAGATTTATAATATCACGCAAATATATTTACGACTAGACCACCCGACTGATAGGCTTTAAATGGTTTTGTGACCATATCTGGAGATATTTTAATAGCAAATACATCCATATATAATCTTGGATCTCCATCCATAATTTTCTCTACTGAGCCACCGTGTCTTCCTGAATAGAACAAGGCATCCGCTTCAGTTTTAAAAGCAGCGATATGTTCTGTTCCAGCTTGGTCTTTATTTACCTTAAAATTCTTACTAGTATTATTAAGTTCTTTAACTACCTTAAAAGGCTTACTAGGATCTGATTTAGCCATAGGTATTGTTTTTACTTCTGAGTTATATTGTTTAGCAAGTCTCTCCATCTCTGCTGGTAAAGTTGCTTTCTTTTTTGGATCTGTTTTAACAGTTTTATCTTGTGCTTTTGAAAAAACTTTATAGTTATCAAATCCTGCTTTACCAAATCTGTTTCCGTAGAATTCAATATCCCCTAAATATCTTTCTCTCTTAGCATGGTGTAAATGCTCTACAGGACTAATACCAACCCATTGAACATCTCCTCTATCGGCTGCATCCTTAATTGTGTTTTTTAAAGCATGACTACCCCAGTTCTCTTTTCCGTAAAGAGGTAAGAATGGAATACCGTCTTGAGCTTGGTTCTTTGTAATATTGGATAAGTTTAACGAATTACTTCTTAGTTCTCTAAATTCACTATTCAAATCATAGAATCTTTTTTGATCTGCAGATGAAGCCTTAATTCCTTTTTTAGATATATCTTTCATCTCGTTAACAATTTTTTCTAACTTTCTATTTGATGAAAAGAATTCTACTTCGGATCCAAATGCATTTACTACCTTATCTCTTGTAGGATTATTGTTTCTTAACGCTTGAGCATAGTCAGCTTGAATCTCATCTATCATCATAATCTTTTGATTGTTAGCAGTTGATCTAACATTTCCTCTTACATGGTAAACTTGGTTTGGAACCCCTGAGTAATGTTTGTTATATTCCGAGCCGATCTTTTGTCCCATAGGTAAAGGTTTAGGGTAATAAACTAAATTCTCAAAATACTCGTCTCCACCTTTAATTCTATATTCAGAATAGTTTCCATACTTAGGAGTCATCTTCTGCGTGTCTTGTAATTGTATTCGTCTAAAAATATCTATGTCTTTCGCTTTAGCGATCTCAGTTATTCTACTTACATCAGTTGGATCAATAGCTATCCCTAATTGTCTTGCTCTGTTAATGATAGATTCAAAGTTACCTATGGCGTTCCCAAATGGAGAGCCGTCCATGTTAATATACTCATTATCCCCACTTCTAAATTTATTGTACATGTTAGCATTTGTTTTTCTAATACTTCCACTAAGGGCATTAATATCTTCAATCAAACTCTCGGTCTGTGACCCTATATTAGTTGGTTGTGATAAAAGTTTATTTTTCACGTTGTCTAAAGCGTTGTTCATATCTCTGCCAATCTCTTCAGCCTCATCAACCATTTTAGTATCAAACTTATATTTTCTCATAACTAGATTGTTCACAGGAGCTTTTTCTACAATGTATAATAAATCCATTTTAGTTAATGGTATCTTCTTCTCAGCAGCAACCTTCAGAAAGCCACCTATTAAGTTTCCATTTTTATCAAACTGTGCAATGTTTGAGTCCCACAGTTCTTCCTTCTTAACTGCTTGTGATATGTTTTTAAAATCAGGATTCCCTGTTTTAAAAGATCCAGGACCACCTGATTTAAAATCTCTTACCCATTCCTCTGCTTTTCTTGCCCCTGCAATCGGGTGTCGTGCAATGTAATCCCAAAGTGAAGAACCAATTCTATTAGTCTTACCCCCACGAGATAATGGTGCTTGATAAGCTATCTTTTTAAGTTCGTTCGATCTAGCAATTGCAACTTGTCTTAATTCATCTTGAGGTTTGCTTTGAGCAACAGTCATTGCTTTACCTCTATCCATTTTAGTAGGAGCTATCTCTAGGATATCTTCAACTTCATCTTTAGGACTGGTTCGTGTAACGGGAGCCTTGGGTAATTTGATATTAGCTATTTTATTAATGACTCTACCGATAGGGTTTCTAAGAGCCACGGCTCCGGCACCAGCTAAAGCCATTCCAGCTAAACCTCTAACTGCTGAAGGGTCGTAAGGTTCTGTGTCAGATTTATTTAAAGGAACAGAAGATGTAGGTTCATCCTCAATGATCTCAGTCTTTTGTAAATCTGCTAGTCCAGCCATTGTTAGTCAATTAAATCTTTGATGTAATCTGATCCTTTACCAAAAGATATTTCACCACCTGTGCTCATTGTTTTGACATCACCTGTTTCTTTTTGGTTTTTACTTTTTTTCTCATCTTCCATTAGTAAATTACTAATAGGTGAAAGCACTGAAGCCACTTTATTTTTTTTCATAAGTTTTTTTGCACCCATTGCTCCAGCTAAGCCCATCGCAGCTAATCCTAAAAATGCTTTTACAGGCTTTTTCTTTGGTACCATAATTTTTTCTTCTTCATCAAAATCAAAAGGACCTGTAGTTGTATCAAACTGAAGTCCTCTTTGTAATTTAGTTTTATCTTGTTTCTTACCCATAATATTTGTACTCCTTTGGAACGTTATATAATTCTTCCTCATGGTCATTTAATAACTCGATGAAGTTTCCTTGTCGGTATCTTAACACGGCTTGTGTGGTACTGTCGACATAGTCATCATGAGCTCCGTGCGGAAAAGCTGCACATTCTTCAATAACTTCTTCAGCATATTTCTCGTCCTCTGGATAATATATTTGGCCACTCTCGAATACTGGGGCGGTGGCGTTGACCCGTGAGTGTTTGTCCTTGCCCCGTGATGGTACGAACGGAATGACAGGGATCCCCATCCGTCTGAACTCTTGCATCAGTGGTTCTCCTGTAGCCTTAGCCTCAATGATCACGGACTCCGGTTCCCAGTATTTATATTGATCCATGGCAATTGCTTTTAGTTCTGGAAAGTCAAACTTACCTTTCATTGCATCTAATAACACCATTGCAGGTTTACCATCTTCTTTTGGAAAGAAGACTCCCCAAGTAGTAATAGCTGAATAGTCAGCAGTTTCTTTTGCACTGAATGCAGTATCATAAGATTGAATGACATGTTGTAGTTTTGGCATTGTTGGTTTATCCCAAGGTATCCACCATTCTCTTTTTAAGATTGCACCTTCTTCTGATGTCGGGTTCTGCATATATTGTGCAGACCAGTTTCTGATTGGTAAAGATGCTTTTACTTTTTCTAATTCTTCTAGTTCCCAATACTCAGGCCATACAGGTTTACCTGAATCTAAAATTGCAGGAAATGAAATTACATTCCATTTGTCAGCCTTAGGTTCTTTTTGAGCCTTAATTAATCTTCCTGTCAAATCATCTTCAGCCCATCTCGTCATTACAACTACAATTGAGCCTCCAGGTTGAAGACGTTGTCTTGGTCCTGATACATACCAATCATATGCACGTTCCATAGCTGATTCAGACATTGCGTCTTGTTCAGTATGTGGGTCATCAATAATAAGTAAGTCCGCCCCTCGTCCTGTGATAGAACCGCCAACACCCGCTGCAAAGTATTCCCCACCATGATTGGTCTCCCAACGTCCTTTTGCCTTACTATCTTCTCGTAGTTTAACATCTCCGAAAATATTTTTATACTCCTTCTGTTCCATAAGGTTCCTAACTTTAGAACCAAATCTAGATGATAATTCTGCGTTGTGGGAAACCTGCATAATTTTTAGATTTGGATACTTCCCTATCATCCAAGCAGGAAACAAATAGGATGCAAATTCTGATTTAGTATGTCTAGGGGGCATATTGATAATGAGCCTCCCTTTTTTTGTATCTGAAATTTTTGTAAACTCAGATGCTATATGTTGATGGTGCCCCCATTTTTTAGGATTAGGATCCAATCTACATATAAAATCAGGCCAAACTTCCTTCACAAAATATATAAAATTATCCTGGCACAACTTTATGTGCTCAATCCATTTTTTTTCTACAGCTAATCTTAACTGCTCATTCGTTAGTAATTCTTTTTGCATTGGGTCCCCTTTTACTATAACCTATAATAAAAATACAGTCACTACATCTATTCATCAGAGTTTAAAGCACGAACCTCGCTATAATCACGAAAGCTTAGCGTGGCTACAACATCTTGTGTTAAAGTTTGATTTTGGTTCTAGATTTGGTACCTCTATTGAGGTGCGACAGGTGTCCGAGATGGCAGGTGAAGGTGCAGTTGCTACCCCGAAGGGTAGCAACTAAGGTGCTTACTGATCAAAGTTTTGATCGTTGCGTATTAATTCCAAGATAGGTTTTAAATTATTAACAAGCTTAGCCTTTAACTCATTAACGATAGGGTCATTAGGGTACTGTATAATAATCTCCTCAACAGCACTCTCTAATTGTTTATACATGAATTGATAATTCAACCCACTATCAAGCGAGTTAGTACTCGCTTGTTCAACCTCATTACTATTCTTTTTATTCTCTATGATTGTATTAACCATTTTAACTAAGTTAGACATATTAATTTAACTCCTTTTGTTGAACTTTAATCTTAATCTCTTTAGTATCCATTTCAACTAAAAACTCCTCATATAACTTTGGATATTTCTCTTTGAACTTTGATACATCAAATCGTTTCATTGTTCTTTTGATTAATTGAGCAAACCCCTCAATACCCTCAACTTTATCAATGATGATAAGATTAGATTTAATTGTTTCAAACAACTCAACATGAGTTGGTTTGATTAAGTCATTAGCTTTTTTTTGCGACTTAACTTGTTCAACTGAATAGTGATAGTTCACTAGGTCTTGTTGTTGTACTTTATTTGCTTTGACTTGTCGTCTAGCTTTTTTAATTGTACTCATAACATTTCTCCTTTTTAAGTTAATTGTTATCCCATGTTTATAAGATATTAAAAAGTTTATTCAAGCGAATAATTAACTAAATTGAAAAAAAAATTCTTTCATAGATCAACGCACATTAAGATTTAAGACCTTACACGACCTAGACATCATG